TGGTTACAACGAGATCTAAAATGTTCATATCTATCTCTTACCTGCGTATATGACAAATTCGATGTTTTTCCTAACATTTTATTAACATGTTCATGTAACTTGTACACATACCTTGAAAATGTATCTCTCGACTTAAATACACTGCATTGTAGTGGTAACGATTTTATGTTGTTGACATAATTTGTTCTACAATACTTACATGGCAATATACACTGAAGGGACTTCATAAAATTGCGATAATTGTTTCTGTCTTCCATACTGGGCTTAATTGGATAATTAAAACTAATTGTATGTAAAAAATGCCATAAGCTTGGGCCCCATACACTTGTAAGCATACCTTCTCCACTTGTAAAATTTTTTCTTGTAAATCGTTTTTTATTCTGTTTGTTTTTTTTTGTTGTTTTCATTATACAAAACGATTATATATTATTAATATTATTATTTTTCATAAAAAATACTCTGGTTTCGAATAGGAATGATAACATTATAACGATGTACCCAAAGGAATCTATTCAGATCAGATGAATGTGCGAATGTATGTTGGTCAATACGATGCACTTCTTGAGTTTGATGATTAATTATAAACATTACATATACTATGAAATAATTTTTAATTGCGTTTTTTAAATAAACTATTTATATTACAAAATAATAATATGTCCTTGTTACAATCTGCATTAAGCAATACAAAATACATATTGACTGTTTTTTTATTGTGTATTTTTATAGCAGTTGCATATTTCGGTTATTCCACATATGTAAAACCTATTTTAAACAATTCGTATGTCGAAAACAAAGAATATATATCAAAAGAAAACATATCCAATGATGAATACGCCGAACTTATATTTTTTCATACCACATGGTGTCCACATTCTCAAACTGCTATGAAAGAATGGTTAAAATTCAAGGAAAAAATGAATAATGTGACCATAAATAATTATACTTTGATTTTCAAGGAAGTTGATTGTGAAGAAGATGAAAAGATGGCTGACGACTTTCATATAGAAGGCTACCCAACGATAAAACTCGTGAAAAATGCAGATGAGATCATTGAATTTGATGCAACCCCGACTTTAGAAACACTTGAAGAATTTGTCAATACTACTTTGTAACTTGAGATAATAGTACTTCAGCATATTTTTTACCATCTTCAATCATTTTCTTTCGAATCTCTGAATCCTTTAAAATAGAATAAGAATAATCTTCATACATAACACATGGGATTTTTATTTCATATGTTATCGTATATTGATCTAGATATGTATGAGATAATTCGTGCATACAATTTCGCATTAAACCCACAAAATAATTTACGATGTGTATATTTTCATTGAATTCATGTTCTGTTCGTTGAATAGATACTCTCATTCCAAGAATCGAATCTTTATTTTGTACTCGGTTTAGGCAATACTCGATAGGATAATTACATTTTAAACCGCCATCTATATAAAAGTTATGTTTGTACCATACAGGCTGAAACAATAACGGAATACTGCAACTCATTGCCAATGCAGTATATACATTAAGATCTGGATGACTATAATGCGATATTTCGATTACTTTTAACGTAGATACTTCAACTGTATATATAAATACATCTATACCTGTTTTTTTATATAACTCCTTCATGGTTATTTCAGGTGACCATTTTTTATGTTGGAACCAATAGTTAAAAAATGCTTTTAATACAGAAACATCAAACAACCCTCGATTTTCGTATATATTTAGAATGGATTCTGGACATATATTTAACACTTTATCCCAAGGACGATTTATTAAATAATGAGTAAACGATTCAAAATTCTCTTGTAAACAAAATAATATGCATAAAATTGCACCTACAGATGTTCCATATACACTTTTAATGTTTTTATAGTTCCAAAAATGTTCTTCGTGTAATTTGACAAGGGCACCATATTCATATATACCAGATAATGCACCACCTGAAAACACTATATGTTCTATCATATACTCGTATTTGAAATTACTATTTAAATTTTATTTGTTATTCCATGAAAAATATAGTGTTCATTTATATCATTATATACAGAATAAATGAACATTATATTTGATTCAGATGAGGGTACAGTGGATAAAATAAATTTAGATCAATTATACGATAGAAGGAGAGAAATTGATATATTGAGATTGCAAATTTATCAAAGAATATTACAAAGAATTCACAAAAAAATTAAATTGACTTCTAGATTAAAATATAACGAACCATACATTTTTTATATAGTTCCTGAATTTGTTATTGGAGTACCTCGATATGACGTGAAACATTGCACTCTTTATGTTATGGAAAAACTTGAGCAAAACGGATTTATCATTAAATATACACATCCAAATATGTTGTTTATTTCTTGGCAACATTATATACCTAGTTATCAAAGAGATATCATCAAAAACAAATATGGAATTAAAATTGATGGTTTTGGGAAAAAACTACCCGAAAGCAAACCAAAAATCATTAAAGATAAACCTATGAATATGTATAAAGATATATCAAGTTATCAGTCTAAAGGTATATACGATATAAAATAGAAATATATACATTATAAAAAGAGTATTTAAATATTGTTATAGGAATAGACGTTATTAACATCGATGGATTTGAATATAGACAATTACACATTAGTAGAAATGAAAAAACTTATATCACTTCCAATGCGTAATTATTCACACAAAGATATACAGGAAAAATGTGACGTATCTATTCAAATTATTCAAGAAGACCAAACTCTACTAACTCAACAGCAACAAATTGAAGTGATTTTATTTTTCAATCGTGTGAAAGATGAACTTATCAAAGATTATATCGCTACACAAAATCGATTTGTACAAATTCCATCAAAATTAGATTATACAGCACAGATTGTTCCAAAAATCAATCCTCAAAAACGAGAGTATGTAACTCGGTTACTGAATATAGATTCTTTGTTTAGACGACAATTTAATTTGTCAATTTCTTCAGACTTCGTTTATGAACTAAAAGAACCAATAAAAAATGTTGTTTCCATGCGATTGGCAACTGCAGAATTACCAAACGTATGGAAATCATTTAATAAAAATTCAAATTCATTTAAAATTATTCATACCAATAAAGATATTAATCCAAGAAATGATAGTATTGCACTATTAAGAAGTATAAAAAACTTTCAAGATTATCAGATGGTTCATGATTCTGACGAATTATCAATAACAGATATCGAATTTCCAGAAGGAAATTATAATGTTTTAAATATACAAACAACCCTGAACTATATATTTATTAGGGAGGACATTCCAATAAAACTTTCATTTAATCCTGTATTTGGTAAATTGATATTTGAAACAACAGTAGATACAGATGTAACCGATTTCAAGTATGCTTTATGTTTTGGTAGATACAATGAAACGAATCAACTTACAGCCGGTTATAAATTAGGTTTTAGAAAACTTGAGGGTGTATATCATTCTGTTGATGAACCGTTTAAAGATTTTTTATATCCAGATGAATTTAATAACATTGAAGAAACATATAAAAATGAAACAGTTATTGCAGATGCTGTATATGGCGCTGCAGAAGATACATATATTTATCTTTGTATTAACGATTTCCAAAATAATGTAAAAAATACAGTCATTACTGATAATGCTATCGATAATGTACTTGCAAGATTAACAATCACAAGTGATTCATTTACTGTTATTATTGACAACGATTCAGATAAAGTATTTAAAACACGAGAATATTTTGGACCTGTTACTTTACAAAAATTTCGTATCCAGTTAAAAGACAAGTATGGAAATTTAACTGATATACAGAATGAAAACTTTAATTTTGCTTTAGAAGTTAAACAAATTTATCAATAAAAATGTTTTTTTCGATATTTATGATTATATGTACATATTGTAACTATTTCAATGCAACGAAATTTTACACGTAAATCTATTGGAGGGATTGTCCCTAGCAGAAACACTTTATTTACGGTTGAAACTGACGCACAAGCAAATATTAATTTGGCTAAAATAGCAGATGATCTAGCAATCTTATTGGAAAAATATTATGAACAAGATTTGGCTTATCTTGAAACACATTTAAAGGATACTTCGAGTACATATAGATTGCTTGTTAAAAATATTTCTAATATGACTGTACCTAAAAATATTATGTTTAATATCAAGACATTTTTTTTCAACATTTTGGATGGATTACGACAATCCGTAAAAGCTGCACAAATATGTAAACAAACGAGCAATCGAAATAAAGAATTAGAAGAAAAAGTTGTAATAATGGATGATTATAACAAATTAAAAGAATATCTAGAACAAATGTATGAACAATTAACACGTACAATTACGGTATTTGAATTTAAACCAATCACTTCTTTGATTCCTGTAATTAATCCCAAATACATCAAATACTACGAATTGTACGGTCGTCCAGTCAATGGAGTATTTAAAGCTGAACTTATGTATAATGTTGAAAGACTACTTGACAATGAACGAAAATGATACTATAGACTGTTGATCAAAAAGAAAATACCAGCATACATGGTAATTTATATATTGAACTTATTGTAAAAAATACATGGATGATAACCAGAAATGGTGTATACAAGTCTGAATTGATTAAAAATGTGGAATTATTGTTACAAAGTGAGACAAATTAATTATCAGTTACATCAATATACAAATGACAGAATGTAAATTATTTTTTTTGTAAATTTTTAAATATAAGAATTTATTATAAAAACATGGTCTACGAAAGAACACTTCAAACTAATGCCACAGATAATATCGTTTTGTATGTAGACGACTTTGATACTTCAACAACAATAGATGCACCTGTATTCGCTGAAGGTGCAGTACCAGACATAACTGGATATGACGCTGAAGCTACAATATTTGTGAGTGATAAAGATTTTAGATCTTTATTCCAAGTACTACAATATCAAAATGACAATGATATGCTATTCAGAACAACCGTTGGTGATACGAATGTTGATGCATTTAACATCAATGATCCACAAAAAGCGAACTTTGTTGACATTAATCCTGCAAAAGCAAATGTTTTACAATATGCAGCTTCTGATAATTTAGATGCTAAATTTAACGGCTCTAACACATTAGGTTTAAATACTGATATTCTTTCTTCTGAATCGAATGATCTTATTAGTACTGGAAGCACATATTTCAAAGTTTGTCATGACTATGTTCGTCATATGGCTAAATCATTGACTGGGTTGAATGAAACAGATTCAAGAACTTTTACAAATAGAAACGCACTTATCGCTGATATACTTTTAAAAGGACAAAAGTCCATTGTCGACGATTTGTTTCAAAAAATGAAAAAATTAAGTACCGATTATGATGGAAATACTTTGGAAGCTGACGGTAAAGAAGTTCAGGGGTATGATATAGCCAATGGAATCTACACTCAAATCCAATTGTTGAATCCTGCACGGTTGGTGTTAGCTGGTGAAAAATTGGCAAACGGTGATATTTCAGGCGGCGTAAAACATCAATTGTATAATTCCAAAGATACTTGGCAACCAATCCCATTAATTAATGGAGACGTAGTCTGTTTTAAATACACATTTGAAGATATCTCTGGTGTCAACATTGATAATACTACTATCGATATTCCAAGCCGCACATATTTAATTAAAATGTGTTTAGTAGATAAGGAAACCACAATATACAGAAATATTGAAACAAAAGTGACAGATTTCGATGCTATACAAATAGTTGATGATGATACACCAACAGACGACCACGAAATTATTGCTTTTTATAAAAATAACTCTAACGTACAAGGATTAATAAATACTATAACTGAATCTCCGATTAAAACTTACTTAAACAGTTTGTTCCAAGAAAATGTACCCGATTTTTTGAATTATTTACGCAAGGAACAATTTGTAAACTCCTATATCGCTGCTTTGAATACATTAATTGATGCTCTTAATGAAGCTTCGGAATCACTTCAACTTGAAATTACTTCTATAGAAAGTAAAACTGGTCAGGTTAACGTAGCAAATTCGACGGGAACCGTAGACAGTATTATTGTTGAAGAACTTACCAAATTTACAAGTGATACGTCTTTGTTGGATGGTTATACTATTGATGAAAATGATGCCTTAAAATTAACATATGATCAGAAAATTACGGACTATAACACTGCATGGGATACATATCAAACGACAAAACAAACATTCGATGGTGCAAAGGCTGCTAAACTAAGGGAGTTAGCATTAGTTGAATATGTATACTTAGACAAAAGTATAACATTAACTGCGGTTAATACATTTAATTATTACGATCCTGAAACCAAAATAGTTAGCGCTATAGGGTCTGGTCCATCAATTAAGTATTTCGATAATACAAATTTTAATAAGGGTTTAGTTACAAGCTTAATTACCGATACAGAATCTTTTTCTAACGTACCTGTTGACATTAATATCAACAATATAGGTGGTGTAGCTGTTAAAAATTTCCAATTTCTAGTGTCCAGAACTACTTATAATTTTATTTCTGGTTATAAGTTCGAAACAGTG